TACAGAAAGGGGATGGAGTGGAGCAAGGTTTTGGATTCTTTGCAAAGGCACATAAACTCTTTCCGTTCAGGTGAGGATTTCGACCCCGAAAGCGGAGAACTCCATTTGTCTCACGCTCTGTGCAATATATCGTTTCTATTGGAATATTACCGAATCTATCCGCAAGGAGACGACAGGGTAAAGAAGTACTTGGAAATGCCGAGGGTTGGTTTGGACATCGATGACGTTCTGGCTGATACCATAAACTACTGGTGCGAATATCACCGATGTGGAAAACCTCAATGGTGGCACGATTCAAATTTCAGAAAAGAACGCTTTGATAAATTGCAGGAAAACAAGTCGTTTTGGTTAAACATTCCACCGAAAATAAAGCCCGAAGATTTACGTTTTGAGCCTGTTTTATACTGTACTTCACGTTCAATACCGAGTGAATGGACTCATGAATGGCTGATAAAGAACGGATTTCCAGACGTTGAATTGATTTCGGTCGGATACGGTAACTCAAAGGTGGATGCACTAAAAGGGAAATGCGATATTTTTATAGATGACCGTTACGATAATTTCGTAGAGCTGAATCAAAACGGAATCTGCTGTTTTTTGATGACTGCGGAGCATAATAGGAGGTATGAGGTCGGATATAGAAGGATAAACGGTTTAAATGATTTTTTGAAATGACATACAAGCGAAAAGCAAAGGTTAAGGAAGATTTAAACAAGAACCCTGACAAGATAGACACGGAAATTGGGAAAACCTATCTCAAACAGGGGAAAGTAAAATATTTGAAGAAATGACATACGAGGAGTTTTTGAGGACAAAGCAGCAGTCTGAGATAAACCATGGATTTAGAGCCGATAAGATACCTTCAACGGCGTTTGATTATCAATCATACATTATAGACAAGTCTCTTTATAAGGGAAGGTGTGCAAACTTCTTAGATACGGGAACCGGAAAGACGTTAATTCAACTGTCAATAGCAGACAACATTGTAAGGAAAACAAATAAAAAAGTTTTGATACTTACCCCGCTTGCGGTTGCGTTCCAGTTTATCAAAGAAGCATATGAAAGAGATATAACCGATGATATTGAATATTCAAAAAATGGTAAGTTTACTAAAAATATTGTAATTACTAATTACGAGAGGCTGCACTATTTTGACACCAACGATTTTGAATGTGTAATGCTGGATGAATCTTCAATACTAAAAAACTTTGATGGTGAGATAAAACAGCAGATAACATCATTCATGCGCAAAACACCTTATCGGTTTTTAAGCACAGCTACGCCAAGCCCGAATGATTATATAGAGCTTGGAACGAGTAGTGAAGCGTTGGGATATATGGGGTATATGGACATGCTTTCAAGGTTTTTTAAAAACAACCAAAACAACGTTGCGAAATTAAGCCAGATAAGCAAGGCAAGGCAGGGAGAAAAGTGGTATTTAAAACCACATGCGGAAAAGGATTTTTGGCGATGGGTTAAGGGTTGGAGTATTACGATGAGGAGGCCGAGTGATTTGGGTTTTTCGGATAATAGATTTGTTTTGCCTGAATTGATTGAGAAAAAGACCATTGTAAATAACAAAAACCTTATGGACAAGGACGGTCAATTGATGATGTTTAACGTTCCGGCTATTAATTTTCACGAGATAAAGCAGGAGGTTAGAAACACTATTGGCGAGCGTTGTGAGATGGCGGTAGAAAAAGCAAATAATCACGAAACGAGCGTTTATTGGGTGAATCTAAACGATGAAGCTAAAAGAATATCTGAGTTAGACAAAACGGCCTATGAAATAAAAGGTTCTATGGATATTGATAAAAAGGAAGAGTTGTTAATTGCTTTCTCAAACGGTGAAATTAAAAAGTTAATCACAAAAACGAGCATTACGGCTTTTGGGCTAAATTGGCAGCATTGTAATCACACAACCTATTTCCCCACATATTCATATGAACAATATTACCAGGCAATAAGAAGGTTTTGGAGATTTGGACAGAAAAGACCAGTCGTTGTTGATTTAGTTTTGTCTGACGGACAAACAAGGATAATGGAGAGCCTGCAGGTTAAAAGGCAAAAGGCTGACGAAATGTTTACAAATTTAACAAGAAACGTAAACGACATGCTTCATTTAGAGAAAAGGGAATTAACAAAACAAATAACATTACCAAAAGTACTATGCAAAGCGAATTAATTACAGATAATTATGCAATCTATAATAACGATTGCATGGAAATAATATCACAACTACCGGACGAGAGTATAGACTTTAGTGTTTATTCACCTCCATTTGCCGGGCTTTACAACTACTCGTCTGATCATCGTGATTTTTCTAACTGCGACACGAAAGAGAAATTCTTAGAGCAATACGATTTCCTTGTAAAAGAGAAGGCAAGGGTCACAAAGAGGGGAAGGGTCACAGCCGTTCATTGTACTGATATTTTCGATAACCGTAGTTTTTTATGGGATTTTCCTCATGAAATAATAAAAATTCATGAGAAGTACGGATTTCATTACAGAAATAGAATAACAGTATGGAAAGAGCCATTAAAGGTAAGAATGAGAACGATGGTTCAGTCTCTAATGCACAAATTTATCGTTGAGGATAGTACAAAGTGCTTTACAGCCATGCCGGATTATGTTTTGATATTTACAAAGTCTGGCGACAGCGAGATACCAGTAACCCATGAATTTGGGTTTTCTGAATATTTCGGAGAGAGGCCATTTTTGGAAGATCACATAAAGACGTATGGCAGCTTTGATGATCTAAAAAAGAAGTATGCCGGATGGAAAGACCCAAAAACAAATAAGCTGTCGCATATTATTTGGCAACGGTATGCTTCGAGCGTGTGGGATGATATCAGGATAGACAACGTTTTGCCTTTTAAGGACAGCAAGGAAGAAGATGACGAGAAGCATGTGCACCCACTACAATTAGACGTGATAGATAGGCTTGTTTCTCTTTATACAAACGAGGGAGAGGTTGTATTAACGCCATTTATGGGCGTAGGAAGCGAGGTTTACAGCTCCGTATCTTTAGGTAGGTACGGTATTGGTATAGAGTTAAAAGAAAGCTACTTCAAACAAGCGGTGCTAAATTTGAAAGAAGCTGGCAATAGATTTAAAAAAGCCATTCAAAAAAATATTGAATTTCAATGATACTTTAGAAATGACACCCCTCGAGGCGATAACAAAAATAATCGACGACAAGAAGGAGCGCAGAACATACCCGTTTTGCGCTCTTATTTCGGATGTGAGGCCACTTTGTAATCTTTCCGATGCGGAGTTCACGAAAGAAATTGAACGGCTTAAAACGGCTGGAATCATAGTAGAAAGGCAAACGGTTAATTCAGTAAGTTATTATTTGGATGGAAAAACTTGATAAAATTTTCAGCGAGTACGTGAGAATCCGTGATGCAGATGCAAACGGATATGTTCATTGTTACTGTTGCGGGTATCATATACACTGGACTAACGCACAGGCGATGCACTTCATGAACAGGCGACATCTGGGAACGAGGTTCAACGAAGAAAACGTAAATGCAGGGTGCCCGCCGTGCAACATGTATCAGAACGGCAATCTGGAGGCCTATGAGGCGCATTTAAGGCGTGAATATGGAGATAACATCATTGACAAACTAACGATGCTTAAAACGACTGTAACGAAGTTTGCGCCGTATGAGATTGAAGAGATGACGGAACATTACAAAAGGGAAGTTAAACGGTTGAAAAAGGAGAAAGGGTTATAATATGGCAGCATTTATAGTAAGACAGCCAAACGGGTTATTGTGTAGATTTTCGACAGTTGTCGACTGCCCTACACATTGGAACATGACAGATGAAGAGTATATAGAGATGTGTGCGGAAAAAGCAAGAGAAGAGGCGAGATATGTTTTGGATAAACACCTGCTTCCGTTCGATGAAATTAAGGAGCGATTTTATCCGGGCAATATGACAAAAAAGGAGTTTAAGAAGCTGGTTGAGGAAATGGAGAGGCAATTATGAAAATACTTGGAATAGATCCCGGCACAACTGAATCGGGATGGGTGATTTACAACACGGAAAATCACTCAATAATCGACAAGGGAATATGGGATAACAAAAAGGTTTTAGATGCAATAGCGGTCTTTGATTTTGACGTGTTGTCAATCGAGATGGTCGCTTCTTATGGCATGCCTGTTGGAAAGGAAACGTTTGAAACGGTATATTGGATAGGTAGGTTCGTATGCAGGTCGGAGGGATTTTTTAAACCGTCTTTCAGATACTACAAAAAGACAGACATTAACCCTGCAATCTGTTTCAACTCGAATGTGAAGGATGCAATGATACGCAGGGCACTTTTAGACATGTTCCCGAAAACAGGAGGCGGAAAAGAACCGAGTATTGGTACAAAGAAACAGCCCGGCCCGCTTTACGGGATAAACTCGCACATGTTCCCGGCTTTGGCGGTTGCGCTGACACATGCTTTGAAAAATAATTTAATTGAGTATAAAAGATTTTAAACAAAAAACTATGGCAAAATTAAGAGTGAATTTCAACAAAGGGCTAAGAATGGATTTAGCCTGCGCAAAAGACGAGGTAAGACCAATAATGAATTGTGTGCATTTTAAAGATGGCCATGCTTATGCATCTGACGGTCATATTTTAGTTAAAAACTTCCTTTCAGAATGTACTTCAATTCCAGAAGAGCAGATAGAAAAGCTGGACGGTAAAAATCTACATCGGGAATCGTATAAAGAACTTCTGAAATATGATGTAATTGAAATATCAGACGAAGGAATCGAAGCAACTAAAAACGGAGAGAAAAGTTTCTTTTATTTTTCCAATGTAGACGGAGTTTATCCCAATTCGGAAAAAGTATTGCAAGATGCATTAAACGCCTCTCCAGTAGCTATGAGCCAAGTTGGGCTGAATACGGACTATCTTATTAAATTAAATAAGGCACTCCACGGCTCAAACGTGTGTAAATATCAATTTAAGGGCGAATTCAGACCGATAATACTTCAAGGCGTAGAAAGTGCAAGTATTGGTATAATAATGCCTTATACGTTTTCAGAATGATTAATCACCCCGACTGTAAAAGGTCGGGGAAAATATTTAAACTATGGATTTTAAAGAACAAATCAAATCACCTAAATGGCAGAAGAGACGGCTTGAAATTCTAAATAGGGACAATTTCACCTGTCAGTCGTGCGGGAATAAGAATGAAACGCTGCATGTTCATCATATAAAATACATAAAAGACAAAATGTATTGGGATTACCCTGATTCGCTGCTTATAACCCTGTGTGATGAGTGTCACGATACGGAGCATATGTGCAAGAGCGATTTTATACATGAGTTGTTGCATGATTTAAATTCATCCGGTCTTACATATATTGAAATATGCGGCATACTTGGCTACGTCTTTAACCAGTCTATTAGGGGAATATGTGGAAACCATATATCACAACCGGTTCCATTAACTGATATTTTTAATGGCTGTGATTTGTCTTACTGCACAAAAGGAGACGTTGGCAATATATCGAAGTGGAGGAAAACATTAAAAGAAATATAATCAATGGCATACAGGTTCACAAATACGGATAAATGGTCTGATGCGTGGTTTTCAAGCCTGAAGCAAATAGAGATGCTATTGTTCATGTATTTATGCGATAATTGTGATATTGCCGGATTTGCAGAGGTTAACCTGAAGAGGTGGGCGGCCGATTTGAATAGCACTCCAGATACAATTAAAGGTGCTTTGATGGGGCTTAATAAGGGCATTATTTTTTCATCTGATGAAAATTGTATTTATCTGAAAAATTTTCTAAAGCATCAAAAAAACCTGCCTATTAATGAAAACAATAAAGCGCACATTGGTATTTTAAGACGCTTTGAATTGTATAGACATAAATTTGATATACAAGATATTAACTCATTCATTGAAAGCCCCATCGAAGGGGCTTCAAAGGGGCTTCAAAGCCCCACAGGTAATGGTATAGGTATAGATAATGGTATTAAAGGGGGTGTGGGGGAAAAGGAAAAATCATTAAAAGAAAAAGAATTTGACAGATTCAACGAGTGGATAGATAAAAACATTTCCGCCATTAGACAAATAAAAAATCAGATAACCTACAAAGAGTATTGCAGGATAACGGAGAGGTATAATGGCGAACAAATTAGATATGTGTTGACAAAGATCGCAAATTACAAACTATCTCCTAAAAAATACTCTTATGTTAACTTGACGTTTTACGACTGGGCAAAAAAAGAATATGGATAAAATACTACCTCACAATTTAGACAGCGAAAAGATAGTGATCGGTTCGATACTTTCAGATACAAATGCCTATTCAGAAGTTTCACCGATACTCACACCGGAGATGTTTTACGATCCGTTTCACAAGGATTTATACGAAACCATCACTTCGTTGAGCAAAAGAGGAAAAGCACCCGATATAGTGATGTTGAGCGAAAAGTACGTAGGCTCATCGGATGCTATTATGAAGATAGCCGACATATCGAGCCATTTTTCAATCGATTATTACGATCACGCCTTAAACATTCAGGACAAGTTTGTAAGAAGAAGGTTGTGGTTGTTAGGTCAACAGGTATCCGCGGACATATTCGGCTCAAAGGATACAGGGGATATACTTTATAGCTTACAGGGCGAATTGTCGGGGGTTACACATGACGTTTCCAAATCGGAAGTATTGAGACTAAGCGATGCGATTAACGACGTTTACAAGCAGATAGAATGCAACCTTAAAGGTGATTCGCTAACAGGAACGGATACCGGATTTTCAGAGATAAACAAGGCTTCGGGAGGATTGCAGAAAAGTGACCTGATAATAGTAGCCGGCGAAACATCATCCGGCAAGACGAGTTTAAGTTTAGCCATAACGGACAGTGCGGCAAAATCAGGCGAGGCGGTGGCCATCTATTCAATGGAGATGACATCACGGCAGTTAGCCGCAAGACTTTTGTCAATGAATACCGGAGTTCCATCAAACCAGATACTTTATTCACGTCTTGACGCGGACTATTTAAGGATTCTTGATGAAGGTGTGAACCGGATAAACGGAATGCCTATTTACTTTGACGACAGCTCCACATCAAACATTGATAAGATAATAGCTTCAATTAGGAGCATGAAGCAGAAGTACGACATATCCGGTGCGGTTATAGACTATTTGCAGATTCTAAACGTAAACCAGAAGTCTCAAAACAAGGAGCAGGCTATGGGAGACGTTGCGAGACGATTAAAAAACCTTGCAAAAGAGTTGGATATATGGGTTATTGCTATTTCACAACTTAACAGGGATAGCCAAAATCCTATACCCAACTTGAACAGACTAAGGGATTCAGGGCAGATAGCGGAAGCCGCAGACGTGGTTATGTTCGTTTACAGGCCCGAAGTTTACGGAAAGTTCTACCCTGAGCCGTTCGCCAATGCTTCGACAAGCGGAACGGCAATGATAGACATTGCAAAGGGGAGGAACATAGGGTTATTGAAGTTTATTTGCGGATTCGATGCAAAGACAACGAGATTTTACGAAACAACAGATAATTATGCACCAATCGATGAAACACCATTTTAGTGTAAATAAATATTCGGAGATTTTAGGAGTTGACTTGACAAGAAAAACAAGGAAACAGGAGTACACGTATGCGAGATTTGCCGTGTACTATTATTTGAGGGAAAAAGGATGGGGGCTGAAAAAGATAACGGACTACTTCGGCTATAAAAGCCACAGTTCGATATGTAACGGAATAAACCAGATGAGAGACAAGCTCTCATACGGCGATAAGCTGGCAGTCGATTATTACAATATGATAAAAGACGATGAATACAAGGTGGTGACAACGATTAACGGAATAGCGATATGAGGATATTCACGGAGCGACTTGAGTATTGGCGGTTCATCCAAAGCGTCGAATACGACATCAGGATAACGAAAGACAAGGAGATTTGGAGCAAGAACGAATTGATTGCAAAGTTTAAACCGAAAAAGAAATGAAAGAAGAAAAATTAGGACAGGAGGGATTATGACAAAGGAATACACAATAACAGTAACAGCACCGTGTGAGTGCACCAATGTTGAAATGGACGAATGGGTAGAGTTTTGTTTGGGATATACTGCCCAGATTTCAACGGAAAATCCATTGTGGGAATTTGATTTGGAAGTTGACGATATAAACTAAAAGATTATGACGGTAGAAGAAAAAGTTGCATACACGAAAGGATATATGGAAGCCATGCGATGGAGAGACCCGAAAGAGGAGTTGCCGGAATATTATAAAAAGGTAATAGTTAAATACGAGAGAGACGACTTAAAGATTGATCATGAATGTGTTTCACTACTCGCTGATGATGATGGTGCTTACTTTTTTGGGAATTACCGCTTTGACATAATTATAGATTTTGATAGGGTTATCGGCTGGAGACCGATAGAATAATTAAAACAAAGGATATGAAAACATTAAATCAATTGCGTGATGAAATTCACGAATATGCAATAAGCAAAGGTTTTTGGGATAAAGAAAGAGAGACAGGAACACTGTTAATGCTTTGCGTATCAGAATTGGCGGAGACGATGGAAGCAGATAGGAAAGATAGACATGCACAAATAGAATCATTTGACAATTATCTAAAATTTGCTAAAGTCTCAATTACGGATTTTGACATGAACAATGAAAATTGCGAATGGGTTGCAAATAAATTTGAATCAACCATCAAGGATACATTTGAAGATAAATTAGCAGACGCTATTATCAGAATACTCGACCTGTGCGGAGCAAAAGGCATCGATATCGAAAAGCACATTGAGTTAAAGATGAAGTATAACGCAACCCGTGAAAGGATGCACGGCAAAAAGTATTGATATGAAAATAGAACCGACAGAAGCGATAAAAGAACAAATAGAGCAGAAAGCAAGAGAGTATGCATTAATACCTATAGATGTCAATATTGATACTTATGCGTCTGAAGAACAAATTGGATCATATAATGACTTTCTCGCCGGAGCGGAAGCCATGCGGGAGATAGCGAACACGTGGTATGACATTGAAATGGAGCATTTTCAAGAGCAATATAATAGAGAAGAAGCAGAAAGGATTATATTGCAGAGTAGGTATGTTTATGACGAAGGTGGTAATTGTGATGGGTTCTCCAGTTAATTGCAGCTAACGTGGCGTTTACGAATAATTAAAACAAAGGATATGAATAAAAAATTAGCACTGGCAGCTTTGGGTTTAGCATCAATTATATCAGACGCTCCTTATATTCCTGAAAATAAAGCTCCAAACCCAAATCCTTATAGACATAAGCAATGTAAATCATGCAAATTATTTAAGCATTGCAATATCAACAAGTACAACGATCCAAAACAGCAGGCGTGCACTGACTATATCAAACGTAAATAACTAAAGAATAGAAATATGAAAAAAGAACTTAAAATAAAACAACTGGATTGGGAGGAATACAATAATGAGTTGGAAGCAAATGCTCCATTTGGAATATACCGTATTGAAACAATAGGTAATCAATTTAAGGTTTATTTAATAGGTGGATTAGTTTCTTATAGAAATTCACTCATAGAAGCTAAAGCGGCAGCACAGGATCATTTCGAGAAACGTGTAAAAGAGTGTTTGGAATGAAAATAAAACAAATAGAAATAGAGTATCACGGGCGAAAACTTAAATTACCCGAAGTTAAATGCCCTATGTGCGGAGAAATTATGGCAGTAAAAAATATTGATTTTCCGCTCGATGGAGAGATGTTTACCCAGAAAGGGAGCCCGGCTCCGGTTACTTTTCTTAAGCAAAATGTTTCTCAAATAATAACAATGCAATGCCTGTCGGGGTGCGTGGAAGAAATGAGGCTTGTGTCAGAAAGCGTCGTTCGGCTTGCTTTATTAGAGAGTTAAAAACAATTTTAAAATTATGAGATACTTAATAACAACAAACATTCAACCTCCATTTTTATCAGATTGGTTTGACGCTGAAAACAATTTTAACGCAGAGGTCGGAATGGTGGTATATGACCTTGCAAAGGGCATTTACACGACTGACGGGGAGAAATGGAGTGAAATCGAGGAGGATCATTTGTAAACAATTTTGAAGATATGAAAAGGATTGACTTTCAGAAATTAATTAACAGAGAATACGGATTAACCGTCGAATTGTTCATGATAAACTGGATGCTGAAAACGGGCATTCCTTATTCCGAGAGAACAGGAAGATGGGATGTT